ACAATAGTATTTTCATCGCCAATAGCTCCAGCATTTACGTTAACTACAATACTGCCGCCTGCACCATAACCGGCGCCTGTATTCATATAAGGGCTGTAACCGCCTAAATCGGCTTTTTGTAAATCGCTCAAAGAAGTAAAAAACTCAGTAGCAGATATGTATTCGGGCAATACTGAAGTAGCTCTTGCGGTATCTTCAACAGTTTTAAGGGATGTGAGAGGGTCAATAACTGGCCCTGTTACAAAAGGCGTTTTACCTATCATTGTTATACCTGATTTCAGAAACTCTGGAGGCTTATTTTCAGGCATACACAAAGTAGGAAACTTAAACTTAGCCAATAGTGCTAAGGCAGCTTCTAGATTTGTCAGGTTAATTAAATCTGTAGATTTCATTCCTGCTAATACTTTGTTAATATCTAGCAATTTGGCATCTTGCTTTTGCAAAGCGCCTAATATCTTTAAGTCCTCGTTTAGCTTGGCTGTGGCTTTTAGAATAGCGGCCTCATCTTTTGATGCTATGGCATCTTCTAGGGCGGCTATATCTTGCTTAATCTTGAGACGTTGTACATCGTTAGCTATAGCTAGTATCTGTGAGCCAGTAGTGGCTTTACCTAACGCCTCGGCTTGGCCTATGAGCGCAGCATTTATTTGGATTTTGTCCATATCAAAAACATCTGTGCCTTTACCTAAAGCTAACTGGCCTGCAGCTATTGCCTTGTCTAATTTAGCCTGCTCTTTTTTGGCTTTTGTAGTTGCTAGCGCCGCCGCAGCTTGAGTTTTAGCTAGCTTGGCCAGCTCTTTATTACGCTTGATTGCCTCAAGCTCTGCTTTCTTTCTAGCTGCCGCATCTGATACGCCCGTAGCTTGATTAGCTAAAGTCATAGGCTGGCTAAAAGGCTGTGGGCCTTTAATCTCTTTAAGTAACTCAGCTGCGCGTTGTGGGCTAAATCTGCCTAATACGTTGCCAACCGCACCAAAAACGCCTTTAACTATGCCTGCCCCTGGAATAGTAGCTATCTGCTCTTTAAGATAAATAATGCTATCTATAAAATTGGCTAAAGATTTAGCCGCATTTTCTATATCTGTGCCTAAGTTTGCTATACCGTCATTACCACCTACAGAGGTAATTGCATTAACTAAACTTTCTCCAATAATTTCTTTAGCTTTATTAGCCGTCTCACTTAGTATTGCTAATTGGCCAGTATATGTAGCAGCCGCTGCCGTTGCTGCACCTGCAAAATTATTATTTAACTTAGTCTGCAACTCATTAAAACTCATAGCAGCTAACTCAGCTGTGGTCAGCCCAATATCATATTTTTTAAGAGCTTTAGTATTACCTATATATGCTTGAGATAAATCTTGCGCGGCTTCTGTGACATCAACTGAATTAGCAGCTGCCACATCTAAAGCTGTATTAAAAATCTCGATAGATTTAGCAGTTGACCCTGTAACTGTTAACAAAGCTTGCAAGGCTGGCGTAGCTTGGCCGCCAGTTACTCCATAAAGTTTGCCTATTTTGTTTATGTATTGGTCTATGTTTTGTTGGTCAAAAGCCAGCCCTAGATTTTTTACAGTATTGGCTAGTGTTGCAGCCTCTTTTTGCGCGCCCGTAAACGAGTTAACAGCTGACTTACCAAAAGCTACAAAAGCTGCAGCGCTAAGGCTTACACCTAATACGCGACCTAAACTCTTTACGCTACCCGTGAGTTTTTTGGTAGCTTTGTCAGCATCTAGAAAAGCCTTTTTACCTAAGAATTGACTGGCTATATTTACTACTAAATCGGTAGCCATTAGGCAGCTCTCCTTGTATGCTCATAAAACATTTTTGAGGCATTTTCTAACGCTTTAATAACGGCTGCATTAGCTCGCCCGTTATCCTCAGCCCAGGCTCTAAAGATTAAGCGGCCAGTTTGCTTGCGCCCTGGGCTACCTACTAAACCCTTAGGGCGGGCGTTTACTAGCTGGCCAGTACTGTTTAGGTTATCTATAAACTGTTTGCCAGCGTTAGGGTTAAGTGAATTGTTGTAACCTTTACGCTGAGAGTTATCCTTTTCTTGATAATACCTGATAGTAAAATCTCCTGGGCCGTCTCCTGTGCGATAAACAACACTTGCAGGTTTATAGTTTGGTTGACCCTGTGCATTTTTACGGCCTGCTGTCTCATAGATTGCACCGCCTGCAGACTTGTTAATAATGCGAGCTAAAGCTACAAAGCCGTTTTTATTAGGCTTAGATGGTGAGGTTGAATAAGTAATGCCAGCCTTAGCTTGCATAGAGTTAAACTTAGGAAATGGACGATAAGCCAGGTTTTCTGCACCGGCTAGGTTTTTAGACCAGCCGGATAAGACTTGCCCATCATTAGGAACGTAACCTCTAGCTACTGTAGTGACAGTTTTTAGAGCTGCCGCCATCTGTGACTGAGTTTCTTTAGATAAGTCAGGAGCAAAACGCTTAAGGGCTACGCGGAGCTGTACGGCCCCTTCTAGCTCTACTGGCATTTTGTTGCTCCTTAGCTCTATCGTTTATAACCTTTAACATATTCTTGAACATATACGTATCAAGGTCTAGTAAATACTGGGGCGCGATTCCCGTTTCTACGGCTAGCTGTGCAACCAGGTAACCAAAACTACCGCGCCCCACTATTGCGAAGGGTCATCGTCCAACACCTCAACCTTAGCTAAGGTGTCTAAAAATAACGCTCCAAAAACAGGCACTTCGATTCCAGCCGTTTTAAGACATTCCCAGGCCAAATAATATACGTCCGTTTGGCGCTCTAAATCTCTAAAAACCTTGTGAAATCCTGCCTTAGCATAAATCTCAAAAGCCCACTCAATTTTTGGCGTTATCTGATGCTCAGATACCGTACCGTCTGTTCTTGTTATTTTGAGTTTTGCCATTGTGTTAGCCCCTTTTCTTAGTTAGTTATGGTGCGGTTGTGATTACGATTGGTGAATTACAAGTAAAAGTAAGACTTTGCATACTTTCGTCAGCAACAGCGCCGTTAATGTCTGTGGTGTTGTTTACCAAAACTGTAGTGCTGTATAGCGGGTTGGTTGTTGATACTACAGCGCTAGTTTGCTTTAGTGTTAGCGGCACGGTTGTACCCCAGGCAGCTTGCAAAGTTGCACGTACTGAACCAGCCCCGGAAGCTGCATCATCGTTTAGAAAATCTAAAGTGATTGTGCTTGCTTCTAGGCCCTTAACAAACTTGTGTGCAGTATCGCCCATAGCTGTAACTTCTAGCTCGTCAAAGGTTCTAGAGATGCTTGCGCTTGTTACGTGGTCTGATAGGACTACTGAGTTGAGAGTAGCCACTACGCCGTTTGATAAGAAAATTGCCATTGGGGCTATTCCTCTACTTTCTGTGTTGTTGTTTCTTTTGGTTGGGTTTCTTTAATCTCTTTTGGCACATCTTGGCCAATTTTGATTAAAAATGCTTTTTCTTCATCTGTAAGTGCCATTTTAGCTCCAGCTCGTTAGTACGGATATTTGTAAATCTGCAGTTAATAAATCACCACTAGCCACACTTAAAACACTAGGTGCAGATACGCTAGTAACATTAAATACGATTGCACTTGCAGCTAGTTTAGCAAACACAGCTACAATAGTGTCCTCTATGCCTTGTAAGTTGCCTTCATTAGAAAACATTGGCACCGTCATAATGACCTTTAGGTTGGCCATAGGTGAAATGCTGGCATAAGAGTTATTGCTAGGGCTTATGTATGGGTCAGCCGGTGCAACTACAACGCTATTAGCTAGGATTGTGCTAGGCGGGTATGCAAAAGTACTCCACACGCCAGCATTAGCCAGGGCTGCAGCTACCGTGCTACGTAAAGTAGTTATGGCCGCTGTCATTAGCCAACCATACTTGCAGGAGAAAGATACGGAGCCAAGAGGCCGCGCACGGATGCCATTAAAGTATTGCTCATCTTAAATGGGCTAGGGCTATATCCATCTACGCTAGTGCCGCCGTTTTGTGTGCTAAAGCGAGATGTCCAAATATTCTCGGCCAGCATTAAAGCTGCAGCGTTTATAGCTGGAGTGTTCGCGTAGCTTGCAGTTTTTGTATCGTCACCTGTGATAGTGCCGTAAGGCAATACGCGCCTAAAGTTTTGGTCAGCTGCTACTTTTGCATATTGGATAAAGCTATAGCCCTGTGGAAATTGCCAATAGTTAAGCTGCATATTAAAGGCTGGCAAAATATTAGCTGTGCCTGTGCTAAATGGAATTGTGCCTGTAATTGTGTAAGTACCGTTAAAGGTTGAACCAGCCCCAGCAATAGTTACTGATTGGCCCGTAGTAAAGATGCCAGGGTTGGCAACCATAACGGTAGCGACATTAGA